TTCTGCATACTCATAGCATCTACTAATAGTTTAACATCATGTTGTTCTATGACAAAGTCGTCTTCATTTTGATTTTCGTCAAATGTGAATCCATATTGAAATCCAGAGCATCCTCCTCCTGATACGAATATACGTAACATAAGGTTAGGAGTATCTTCATCTTTTAATAGTGATTTAATCTTATCTGCCGCTGTTTCGTTTACTGTTAGTTGATGCATAAAATAATTGTACTTTAATTGTACTCCGTGTTAATATGACTGTATGGGGTTTTTCAAGTGGTTAATGCAATGTTTTATTACTATTGATGTTTAAAGAGAGTGTTTCAGGATACTCTTCGTCTTCACTTAATTGATCTCTAAACATACTCTTAAGCTTATCTGTCAATTGTTGTACTTCGTTCGGGTTGTAAGTTTCGGGTTCTGGGCTACTAGCTCCGATAAAATCATCTACAGATCTATGATACTCTTCTATGTAACGAGGATCCATTTCTTTTAATACTATGATGTGTTGTTTATTAAAAGTAAACTCATCATCAGCACAGAAATGACTATAGGTGCCTAAGACGATAGATTCTACAGGCATATCACCCAATAATCGATTTACCTTTTTTACCATCATAGGAAATTGTATCTTAATATCATAGTCATCTTCTTTGACAAGAGTACCTATTAACTCTTCGCCCGAGATTAATTTTATTACTACGTATCGATCTAAGTCAGCTGTCATAGTTGTACCTCGTGGACTTTATAGTCAAACTTCTCTTCCGAGTATATCTTAATTCTTTCAACAAAATGATTCAATGTATGGTTCTTTCTCGATTTATATTGAATATCATCTGCGATATCATATAGGTTAAGATGAGTCTTACCATCTTTTAATCTTAGACCACGACCTATAGATTGAAGGTTTCTGATCTTAGACTTGGTAGGACTAGCAAAGATGATATTCTCTATACTTGGTATATTTATACCCGTTGAGAACGTAGCATATGAGGCAACGATGATAGTATTATCACCAAGCTCGGTGTTCTTACGGATATCTTCACGATCTAAAGTTTCTATCCCGCCGTGTACAACATAGACGTTCTTGTCAGGAGCTCGAGCTTTGATATCCTCATATAGAGGTATACCATGTTTCTCTACGAATTGGAATAAGACTAGTGTATTACCTTTACAAGATAAGGCAAGATTACGGATAAATTTGTTTCGTGCTTCGTTTAATACAAGGAATTCCATCTCTTCTTGATATGTGTGTTCTTTGCAAGCTTTACGTATCTCATCTTTATACTTAAGTAATAGGCAATTGATATCGATCTTAACGACCTTACCATCATCCATCAGTTCTTTTGTAGTCGTTACCCTATGGACTGGGCCAAATAAACCCTCTAACGTAAGCTGATTGATCTTCTTATTATCTATCGTACCTGTGGTACCGATACGATACTTAACATGTTGCATACGTTCCATGATTGTAATCAATGAGGTAGCTTTAAATTGGTGTGCTTCATCGCCGACTATCACATCAAAGTTTGCAAACCATTGTTTAGGTTGTGTATAGATGGATTGCCACGTAGTAATGAGTACGTTCTTAGTAAAGTCACGGGTGAATCCTGAATATAGTTTCTGACAGTTATCTTTGACTGACCATTGATTGTGTGATGAGTAGTCTTCAAAGTCTGAGTACATCTGTTCTACTAGTGATGTAGTAGGTACAACGATGATTGTCTTATGATCTTCTTCAAGGTGCCATCTCATCAAGCAATAGATCATGAAAGATTTACCAGATGCGGTAGGTGATAGTAATACTGTACGATTAAGGTTTAGTGCAGTCTGTACTGCTGCGATCTGATAGTCGCGAGCTTCGATTGGTTCTCCACGACCATATAAGTCGAGGTCATATATGAACTTAGTTACTTGTTCTGTTGAGTAGTTGTGTAGATCGAGAGGTTTTGGATAGTCATCTGTCGGGTTGAAAGTTAAGTCATAGTTATTACGTTGAGCAAACTCTAAGACGTATTGATATAGACCAGCATATAGCGTCTTCTTGATTAATGAATACAGCCGAACCTTACCGTCCCACAACCTAGCTTTAAACTTAGGCGTAAACCTTGCACCAGGAACTTCGTAAGTAAAGAATGATTCTAGTTCTTGCTCACACCCTGCATCACCGTATACACGGATGTTTACTTCATTAATCTTTTCAATAGTTAATTTCATTAATCAATAATTATTCTAGATTTAGGCTCTTCTTTTTTACAGTCGCACTTTGGTTGTTTTGTTTCTGCTGCAATACAACATAAGGTAAATAAAAACCACCAAGGACTCCATCCACATACTTGAACCAGATATGCTGTACCAGCTAAGATTACTATATTATATATCCACACCATTTTTACATCCCCGCTAAAAATTTTTTCCATTCAATACTGTTTTTAAGTTGCCAATCTCTTGCTTTGATTTGACCTAAGATACCTTCGAGTAGATAACCCATAGTTTCAAGGTATTCTATACGTGTATTTAGTGTTATTAAATCTTGATCACCTTGAAGGAATTCATCCATCTCATTCTTAAGTGGTTTGATAAGTTGATATTGTTGCCAACCTAATTCAACTAATTCTTCTCTTGATAGTTCTCCGCGATAATACCTAAACTTATTCTTACGTAAGATGTTGTAGTCACCTCTAGCTTTTGTAAGCTTGAGCTTGACTCCTACCATAAGTTTGATATACTTGGAATGGACCTTAGCAGTCTCAGTCGATGCTTCACCTAAGTGATTATCATCGATGATGCTGTCTTGCTCCCACATAGTTTGTATCTCTTCAATATTCATAATATACCCACACCATTTAAAATTACATTATAACACAATAACTAATTAAAGTACATGCTTTAGTTTGCTGCTCCCACCGCGCTCGAGGTAGCATTAGGATCTACAAAGTCATAGTATGTATACCTAAATGTAGCTGTTCCAATAAGGTAATTTACGTCAGTAGCATTAGCCGTAAATGGAAGCGAGGATAATGAGACTGGATGTAAGTCTCTAAATGCAATAGTCTGTGTAGCAGTATTCTGACTACCTAAGATTTCCAGCACTCCGTCTGAATAATCTCCAATCATACCTCCAAATTTTTGACCTCCAGCTGATAAGTCTTTAGCGGCAAGAGCTTGGTACTGTAAATAATTTTCTGGAAAACCTAAGCCAATTATCCAATCATATATGCCTTTATAGTTTGCAAGATTTTCATCAACCAAGAATTGCACAATTAAGTCACCATAGTGAAGCATATCTCCTGGCACACCAATAGTTGAGAATGAGGTCGGCATTTCCATGGATGGCAATTCAATCTCAGGCAAGTTTGCTTCTTGACAAAAGTATACCAAATCAGGCAACTTAGATATAGAAAGTCTAAATCCTGTGGGCGATAATGGATTAATGTTACTTGGTATAGGACAGTTTGGATTAGCCATAAGATATTTCCTTAATGTTATATTCTATTTATACAAAAGAAAAGGGACTCTTTCGAGTCCCCTTCTTATACATTGTCCTTACGGATCTTATTGTATTAACTTAATACTACATTAAGTTTGTTACTGCAACCTTACGGTAGTAGTAGTTTTTGTTAGCTACGATAACGTTGTTATCTGAATTGCTGTCGTCTAAGTTAACAAATGGGTTAGCTACGATACCATAACGTGTCTTGAAGCCAATTTTTGGTTGGAAAGTGTTAGGATCAACAGCTCTAACCAATTGGAGAGGAACGTATGGGCAATAGAATAAACCAGCATCAAATGCTGATGTACCTTTGTAACCAACTACGAAGAATTGTGAACCAGAAGCAGATGGATTATTACCACCAGAATATGGATCAACATAAACTTTGTACTTACCATTTAAAACGCCTGCAAAAGTTGTAGATGCTTCGTCAACATTTAATGATGTTGAAAGAGCTGGAGCGTAATCTAATACACCTGCCATAGCCAATGCTGATGCAGTGTCTGATGAACAGATAATGAAATTACCACGACCTCTACGAGTTTGTTGAGCAATCGCATTAGCTTCACGTTCGATTTGGAACAATAAGCCTTTGAATTTTTCAACAGACCAACGACCGTTAGAATCAACGTCTAAGTCGAATGTACCAGCAGTAGCTGTACCATATTGAGCACCAACTTTAGCACCGTAGTAAACTGTACGGATAACTTCACGATTGATTTCAGCAAGGATTTCTGTTGAAAGGATGTTGCTTAATTCGCCTTCAGCATCTAAACCATGAACTGATTTCAAGTCTTGAGCTAACTCGATTGAGTACTCAGCTTTAAGTGCACGTGTTTTAGCAGTTACGCTAGTTTTTTCAATTGAGAATGCCATTGAATGGAAGTCAGCAGGTGTTGAACCTAATTGTTCAGCAGTAGCTGTTGACATACCATTAACAACGTTATGTGTAAATGGATTTGTGCCGGTTTGAGCAGCACCAGTAGCACCAGCGAAAGCTGTATCAGCTTCGTTGAATAATGCTTCTGTACCATTTTGTGTTGTATATTTGCTCTTCATAGCGAAGATCAAACCAGTTGGTTGTGTCATTGGTTGTACACCAGCGATGTCGTATGCAATCATTTGTGGCATTGCACGACGTACTAATGCGATAAGTACTGGATCGAAACCAGCAACTGTACCTGTTGAAGAACCAGCGCCACCTAAAGCGATACCAGAACCACCTGAGTTAGCTGGAGCAGCTTCGAAAAGAGCTTCAGCACCTTTTTGCATTTCACGTTCTTGATTTTCTAAAAG